ACACCCGGTATATAGCTTCCGCCTTGTAATTTCCACATAATTATAATTCCTTCTTTAACGCAAATATACTATATTGCAATTTTAATATAAAGCTAATATTATTTAAATACCAGCTATTTTTAATAAATTTCATAATAATTTATCATACAGGGTCTAGATACAACCAGTAACAGGTTCCATTAAGCCATATTGGTATCCTATGAGATAAAGTACCAACAGCATTTAAGGCAGTATCGTCAATATCTTCTTCTAAAAATAGAGATAGTGTTGATAATGTATCTGTGCCAGTACCCGCAGAATTTTCAGCACCAATATATACTTGGTTATCAGTATGGGCAGATGGCTTTGTTCCATTATTAATAATAAGTTGACCAACAGCACTCCCATCTATAGTTGGAGCACTATCAAACCCTATAGCAACACATTCATCTCCAGCGTCAACAAATAAACAACGCTCTAGATTATCTGAACCAACAGCGAAGTCTAAATCACCATATTTTAGGAAATTAAATCTACTACCCGTCCAGTCAAATCTTGCATTTTCTTTTAAAGTCGTTGAACCATCATCGGCAACCCAAAATAATAGACCTGATGGTATATCAGAACCTCCATTCCAGCCTCCTCTTGCCTGACCCTCAATCATACACCCAACATCCTCTTCATCATCAAGCCCAGCGAACTCTATTTTACCTAAACTATTATTTGTAGTTATACTCGAATCATTTCTAAGTAATCTTAATGTTGGTGCTCCAGTTGGGTTAGCTAATGTATATCTATCCTCAGATGCATCCCACATCGAATAAGCACTTGCAGTATCTCCGAAAAATTTAACATCATATCCAGTATCATCTACACCTATTGTAACTGAACCATCTATTTGCGTATTTCCATCTATGTCAACAATATTCAGATTAGAAGTTCCACCTACATTCAGGTTGTTCTTTATAGTGATATTCCTATCTACATATTGATTGCCATTAGAAGACATATTCGTTTTATATATTCTTCCATCTTTTTTTAAAGACAAAGCTGTCTGTTGATTAGAACCCTTACTAATAGCAATTTGACCATCTGACATCCCATCTGTAGATACTTCTCTATGAGAAAATAAATTAGGTTGTTTTAAATTTAATATATTTCTTGTATCTCTATCCATTAGCTTACAGAGCTATTACTAATTATTCTATATTCAATAGTCATATCATTAATTTCAAATATACCTGTACTTGGTGCATCCAATTTAATTTGTATACTTTGGCATGAAATAGGATTAGTGGTTGTTAAAGTAAGAATATCCCATACATCTGATGTATCGGCAAAATTTCCGGTAAATGTACCACCGCCACCTCCTGAAAAATTCTGTATGCCATTAATAGCATATTTAAATGGAGTAGTTTCTATTCCATCTGATTTATAAGTTACAATTACTTTATATATTTTCTTGATTAGTCCCGGCTGACCAAAATCTATATCCCGAGTAGTTAAAACCTGACTCCCATTTGATACCGCATGTGGTAAATATTTTTTTATTGCCATTGTCGTTGCTGATGCTTCTGTACCAACTATTAAATTATTATTCCAATCTGTGGCAAAGTTTGTATAATAATAGTCATCTACGAATAGATTAGTATTGAACGTCCATCCCTTACTATCAAAATCATATATAAAACATTTGTGGCTATCGGTAGATAAGTCTTTAGGTGACCTCATTATAATTAACTGATTACTTATCGTATCGTAACCAATCATAGTATCTTTTTCATGAGCAGAACCTTGGGCAAAATCATTCCAGTCTGATACACCACTATTTGTACTTTCAAAAACCCCAAGTTTATTTTCAATAAGATTACTAACAGAGCGACCGTCATATAAAAAGCAACCCGATTCATTTACCCAAGCAAGACCAGATTCAGTCTTAGTCACACTATGTTGATAACTAACTCCCCTTTTTTGAACAGTTTCTTCTAAAAACCAGTTGGTAGGAGACATATTAGATATATTTATTATGTGAACTAAATTATGTTTAAAAGCAATTAACCTATCAGCAAAAACCTCTAAAGCAGTATACTCACCAAAGTCACCTTTAGACACATCTATAAAATTCAATGGTAAAAATGTATCAAACTTGTTTGTTTCAGAATACATAATTCTATCACCATACCTTCTCTTGGTATCATCTGGCTCTTTTAAAACTACATTGGCTATAAATGTTCTTCTACCAGCTATAGTAGATGCTTGATATGTTTCTTTTGACTTTCCTAAAGAATTGTATTTTTTTTCATGAGAATAACCATTTAAACTTCTATAGGTATCAAGATTAGGTCTTATTGATTTTAAACCTACCGAAGAACTAAAGGCAGACCAATAACCAGATTTTTGTGTATCAGTTTCTGTATCAGCTTCTCTATAAGTCCAAGCCGTATAGTCACTATCTAATGACATTCTAGCCCCTTGAACTACATCTATATCAGCAAATAATACTAAATCATCATCTCCGTCTTTTTCTCTCGTATATATTCTCCCACCAGATATTCGACCATGATAGAACCTATCGGCATAAATAGTACACTCCAAAGCTTTTAAATCATCACTTACTGCAAGACTATTGTCAAATTTCGATGGGAGAGTTTCTTGATTGCCGTCATAAATAAAAGTTTGCCAAAATTCATAAGTTTTTGTTTCCCATTCTCCATCATCTGCATGAGATGTAACTCCTATATTCCAACCAATACCTCTTTTATAAATCTCCCCAGCCGTGTCGGCTATCTGAACATCCGTAGTATTGCCATATCCTCTATATACCCTTACTTTTGCAACCGTTCCAGAACTACCCTCAGATGGTCTCCTAATCATAAAACATTCTGGCTCTTCCGCTGATTCACTTAAAATAGAATAAACTTGTCCGACTTCAAAATGATGATTTGCAAAAAGCTCATTTGAAGTTATTTCAAATGGAATATAATCTTCAGTTATAGCTGTTATTAAATCAGATATTCTAACGGGAGATGGTGAGGCTGATGTATCTTCCATAATAGAATTTAAAGCAGTATAATGAGCATCTGTAGCAATAGTGTGCTGAGCACTAGTTGGTATATCTATACCAGAAGAAGGTTGAATTAAATACGCAGGATGTTCATACCACCCGCTAAAAGAAAGACCTCTTGTGTTATCAAATTGACTTCTCTGTATATATCCATACCATTTCATTATAGCATTGTTCTTAGTATTTGAATCTGAAACCCTTAAAATATCGTCTACAAAAGTAAAAACAAACTCTGATGTTGTAACGTGTTCACTACTTGAAGATATAAGAACGGGATTTATTTCAGATGCAATCCACGCATTGTCTGTAGTCCCAGAATCATCAGCATCATTGTAAGACCAAACATCAACAACATTGTTTTCTGAATCTCCTAATGCAACTAATTTATCTCCAGTCGTTTTTCTACCTTTTATTACAATCCCAGAAGCGGCTCCATCAGGAGAAGATGTAAATGTTAAAGTAGAAGAAGGGACGGAACCACCTAAACCAGTAACAACCGCAGAAAGACCTATTACAGTAACATTAATTCCAAATGTACCATCTGAGTTTAAAGACGTAACTGTTGTTCCAGCGGCTAAACCGCCTGCACTGGATGTGACTGTTTGGCCAACCCTAACATCAGCATTGCTAACAATATCTATATGATTATCTCCGTTTGAAAATGCACCATCAGTAGCTACGGTAAATGAAACTTCATTGGTAATTACCCTACCAGCAACCGTCATATAATGGTCTGAACTATTTTGAGTAAATCCTGTTATCGTATATACGCCATCGTTGTATTTACTACCTTTAATAGAAATATTATCTCCAATGCCTAAACCAGCTACATTTGTCCAATAATCTGCATCATTTTCTAATTTAATATACTGAGTTGATGGTATTATTGCTAAAGCCATATCTAGAGAGTACTCCCTGCTCCACCTGAATCAGAATCACCGGGAGGCTCAGCTCCAATTCCTGTTATATCACTATACTGCGGATTTATAAACCATATATTTCGCGTACCTGCGATACCAACTGTAAATGTTAAAGCGGCATTTTCATTAAATTCGTTTTTTCTACTATGGTCTGACTCAAAATAAAATAAATTAAATCCACCACCTTTGTTAGTTCTCCCGGCTTCGGTTGCGGGAGCATTATTAGACCTATTATCTAAACTAGCAGTAGCTACTGATATATACTTAGTTAAAGCGCTGCCGCTTGGAAGTGATGGGTTTATACTATGTGCAACAAGAGAACCAGCAGATTTTATCTTACCAAGAGCATCTATAGACATATTATCTATTTGACTAGCTTCATTCTCAGCTAAATCTCTTGGGTCTTTTACTGTATTTATTCCACCAGCAAAACTGCGTAATGTATATCTTTGTTTAGGCATTATTCAAGAATCTCAAAATGAACTAAATCATCAAACTTATTATCTTTGGTTTCAAAATCGCCATCCCAGTCGCCACCCCATCTAACCTTCACATTAAGACGTTTAGCGATTCCCTTAACATAACCTCCAAAATAATGAAATCTGTCCCTGTCACCCCAATCTATAG